GCAAGAGGTATCTCAAAGGATTATAGTGCCTTTATAGTTGCTGACATCACAGAGTTTCCATATAAGATTGTTGCCACATATAGAGACAACGAAGTCAAACCTATGCTGTTTCCTTCTATTATAGAAGAAACTGGTAAGGCATATAATAATGCTTATGTGTTATGCGAAGTAAATGATATTGGAGATCAAGTAGCATCTATATTATTCTATGATCTTGAGTATGAGAATCTATTGATGGTTGCTATGAGAGGTAGAGCTGGACAGATAGTTGGATCAGGATTCTCTGGGGTGAAAACCCAACTAGGTGTGAAGATGAGTCAGGTTACTAAAAAACTTGGTTGCTCTAACCTAAAGACTTTGGTGGAAGAAGATAAACTTACTTTTATGGATTATAATATTATAAGTGAGTTAACAACCTTTATTCAAAAACGTCAGTCATTTGAAGCAGAAGAAGGATGTAATGATGACTTAGCAATGTGTCTTGTAATATTTGCATGGTTAGTTGCACAGGATTATTTCAAAGAGATGACTGATTCTGATGTAAGAAAAAGAATATATGAAGAACAGAAAAATGCAATAGAACAAGACATGGCTCCATTTGGATTTGTCACTGATGGATTTGATGATATTGAGGATGAAGTAGTAGAGTCTGACGGTACTGTATGGAAGACAGATGAGTATGGAGATCGTGCTTACATGTGGGAATATATGTCATGATTAAACCAAAGTGTTTAGAAGAGTATGGATTTTTAGGTTGGAGTGCTACAGGGTATCTTTTACCTTGTTGTTGGATGGATCATGAAAATATGAGTTTGATACCAGAACTTGTACAGGAAAAATTCAAATTATCTAATGTAAAAACTATAGAAGATATAGTAGAATCTGAAGAATGGAAATCATTCTTTGATAAGATTCAAAATGATCAAGAGAATGCACCAAGTGTTTGTCATCATTATTGTGGATTATGTATGGAATCAACTTAGATATATCTAATAGATGCACTAATAAGTGTCCTGGTTGTGCTAGAGAAAAATTTAAACACGTACCAGGATCTGACATTACATTGTCAGAGATGGAAAAGATAACTGATTATTTTCAAGCAATAACTTTTTGTGGTCAGGTATCAGATCCTACCCTACATCCTAAGTTTCATGAGTTGCTTCAAATATGTCTAAAGAAAAATAGAAAGGTAGTTGTACAGACTGCAGTAGCAGTAAAAAATAAGATGTGGTGGACTAGATCCTTTATGATGTCAAGAGGTAAAAATATTGAATGGGTATTTGCAATTGATGGATTACCAAAGGATAGTAATAAGTATAGAGTAAATCAAGATGGAGAGAAGTTGTTTGAGATTATGAAGAGGTGTGCATCTTTTAATATACAAACAACTTGGCAGTATATTGTATTCAATTACAATGAGAATAATGTAGAGTATTGTAAGAATATAGCAGACCAATATAATATAAAATTTATGAAAATATCTTCTGGAAGATGGAATACTAATGAGTTAAAGAGTTTACAACCATCCGAAGATTACTCTGAAATGGCAGGAGTTTCAGTTAGAAAGTATACTTAGGTGTACTTTTTCATAAATATTTTCAGTCAAAGTTAGGGTACAGGAAGTTAGAATGGCACTTCGATTAGCATCACCAGGTATATCAGTAAGAGAAGTTGACCTGACCCGTGGGGCTGTAGATTTCAGTCTTAATGTTGTAGCGGGTTTTGCGAGTCCTTTCAAGAAGGGACCAGTCAATGAAATTACTAGAATTAACAATGAGAAAGAACTAGTAGATACTTTCGGCACACCTGGTGTTGGAACTACTGACTACCATTACGAGAACTGGTACGCTGCATCAAACTTCCTATCATATGGTGGTAAGTTAGACGTAGTTAGAGCAGGTGGTGGAACACTAGCAAACGCAAATGCTGCTGTTGGTGCTGCTAATGCAGATATGTCTGGTACTTCCAGAATAGACAACTACGAAGATTTTATAAACAACCACGAGTCTAATACTAACTGGTATTTCGCAGCAAAGAATGCTGGATTCTGGGGTGAGAATCTCAAGGTTGTTCAGATTGATAACTATGCTGATCAAACAATAACAACTCCTGCTGGTGGATTTAGTAGTGGTAACTTAGCAGCAGCTACTGTTGGTTTTGCTGTTACCATGGCACAGAGTGGAGTATCTGTTGGTGTTGGTACTACTGCTGCTGCAACAGGTTATCTAAAAGGTATTATTATTGCTAAGAGTACCACAGGTTTTGACGTAAAGATTACAAGTAAGGTTGATTCTGCTGGTGCAGAGACCTTAGCATCATATCAACAAAACTCACTTAATGAGTTTTCAGCAAGTAATAGTTATCCAATAACAGTTCTGAATAACTCAGGAAGTGTTGTTGCTGTTACTACTTCTGTTACTACAACTGATTGGTATAACACACAAAATATTTTAACTAGTGTTGCTGACGGTGGATCCGATCTAGTAACAATTCCTTGGAAGTCTGTTCTTAATAGACCTCAAACAAGTAACTACACATCTTCCAGAGATGGTACAAATGATGGTATAAACGTTGTAGTTATTGATGGTGATGGAAGTGCAACTGGAGAAGTTGGAACTATCCTAGAGAAATTTGGTAATCTATCTAAAGCAAAAGATGGACAAGGTGCTGGTGGTGCTCCAATCTATTATAAGGATTACATAGCAACCAACTCAAAATATGTTTGGGCAGGTCATCATCCAGGAGCTTCTATAGACGGTACTTGGGGAACAAATGCAGCAGCTGCTGGATTTAGTTCTGGATGGACAAAGGTAACAACTGTTGCTGGTGGTTGGGGTCTTGATGCTAAGAATACTAAGTTCAACTCAGTTGGTAATGTAGCATATACATTAACAGGTGGTAAAGACTATTCTGGTATTGGATTGTATGAAGCTCCATTAGGAGATCTACTAACAGCATACGACAAGTTTGCAAATGATGTCGATAGTGACATTAGATTCTTACTTCAAGGTGGTGCATTCAAAACTAAGGAAGAGGAGCAAGCAAAAGCAAATAAGATGATCCAAATTGCCGAAGGCAGAAAGGATACAGTTGCATTTATTTCTCCAAATAGAGGATCAGTTGTAAACGTTGCTGATGCTGCAGATCAATTGAAGAATGTTCTATCATTCTTTGCACCAATTACATCTTCATCGTATGCGGTATTTGATTCAAGTTACCAGTATGTTTATGATAGATATAACAAGAAGTTTATCTACATGCCATGTTCCAACGATATCGCTGGACTATGTGTAAGAACAGATAGGGATAGTTTCCCATGGTTCTCACCTGCAGGTAATGCTAGAGGTGGTTTGAACTTCCCAGTCAAACTATCATTCAACCCTGGTCAGGATGCTAGGGATCAACTTTACTCTGAGAGAGTAAACCCAATAATATCAAGAGCTGGAGAAGGTATAATCCTCTTCGGTGACAAGACTGGACTTTCATATGAAAGTGCATTCGATAGAATAAACGTAAGGAGGTTATTCATTACACTTGAGAAAGCAATTGAGAATGCTGCTAAGTCAGTTCTATTTGAACTCAACGATGCAGGAACTCGTTCAAACTTTGTCAACATTGTTGAACCATTCCTACGTGACGTTCAGGCAAAGCGTGGTATTCAAGACTTCTTGCTAGTCTGTGACGAGACCAATAACACACCTGATGTTATTGATCGTAACGAATTCCTTGCTGACATTTACATCAAACCTGCAAGATCAATTAACTTTATCGGACTAACATTTGTTGCTACACGCACTGGAGTTTCCTTCAGTGAAGTTGTAGGCACTGTGTAATAGGAGACCCCCACTATCATGGCATTAGACAGAAACATTTTTTCAATCCCCAATAACGAAAGGTCTATCGATTCTTTCAAATCTAGACTCGTAAGTGGTGGTGCTCGTCCTAACCTCTTTGAGGTTGAAATGGACTTCCCATCAGGGGTAGGTATTTTCGATGAAGAAATCGACAATACAAGACATCGTATGATGATCAAAGGTGCTCAGTTACCTGCATCAAACATCGCTGAAGTTATCGTTCCTTTTAGAGGAAGACAACTTAAGGTGGCAGGTGATAGAAGATTCGATCCTTGGACTATTACAGTTATCAATGATGGAGACTTCAAACTTAGAGAAGCATTTGAGCGTTGGGCAAACTACATAATCAAAGTATCTGATGGATCTGGTACAATCAATCCTACAGATTACTTTGCAGACTGGAGAGTAAACCAGTTAGGTCGTGCTCAAACTGATCTCAACACAAGAGGAGAGAACAGTGGTGCTACTTTACCTGTACTAAGAAGGTACAACATGAAAGGATGTTGGCCAAGTGCAGTAAGTGGTATAGAACTGTCATACGATACTGCAGATACTATAGAAGAATTCCAAGTCACCCTCCAAGTACAGTGGTGGGAAGCTTATGACGCTAATAATAGCGATTCTGTGGTCTAATAAATAAGTCAACACAGTAAACTGATATTATGACCAAACTTTTTGGGTTCTCTATAGAGGATGACTCAAAGAAATCTAAGGGCATAGTCAGTCCTGTACCTCAGAATAATGAGGATGGGGCTGACTATTTTCTGTCGTCTGGATTTTATGGTCAGTATGTAGACATTGAAGGTGTTTTTCGTACTGAATTTGATGTTATTAAACGTTATCGTGACATGTCATTACACCCAGAGTGTGATACTGCCATTGAACACGTTGTAAATGAGGCAATTGTTTCTGACCTAAACGATAGTCCAATAGAAATTGACTTAGATAATCTAAATGTCAGTGATGGATTGAAGAAAGTTATAAGAAATGAGTTTAAAGGGGTCAAAGAACTATTAGATTTTGATTCCAAATCACATGAGATCTTTAGAAACTGGTATGTCGATGGTAGATTATACTATCATAAGGTAATTGATACTAAAAAACCTGATGAAGGTATACAAGAAGTAAGATATATCGATTCTCTCAAGATAAAGTTGATGAGAATTAGGGAAAAGGAAGGTGGTAGGCGTGGAGTACCTGTTTTACCGATGGGTGGTGCTGATTCTGCAGAAGCAGTTACTAAAGATGCTAAAGTAATCGAATATTATACTTATTATCCACAAGGAATGTCACAGAAATATGGTTCTGTTGCTGGAAAGGGTATAAGAATTGCTAAGGACTCTATTTGTCACGTTCATTCTGGATTGGTAGATAGAAATAAGAAGATTGGTTTGTCATATTTGCATAAAGCAATCAAGGGTCTCAACCAATTGAGAATGATTGAGGACTCTCTTGTTATATACAGGATGTCTCGTGCTCCTGAACGTAGAATATTCTACATTGATGTAGGAAATCTACCAAAGGTAAAAGCAGAACAATACTTGCGTGATGTAATGGCACGTTATCGTAATAAATTAGTCTATGATGCTAACACTGGAGAGGTCAAGGATGACAAGAAGTTCATGTCTATGCTTGAAGACTTCTGGTTACCACGTAGAGAAGGTGGTAGAGGAACAGAGATCTCTACATTACCTGGTGGACAGAATTTAGGTGAACTTACAGATATAGAATACTTCCAGAAGAAACTATATCGTTCATTGAACGTACCTGAGTCTCGTATTGGAGATACAGGTGGATTCAACTTAGGTAGATCATCCGAGATCTTACGTGACGAACTTATGTTTAGTAAGTTTGTTGGTAGATTACGTAAACGTTTTAGTTTATTGTTCTTAGATTTACTGAAGACACAACTTGTTCTAAAGAATATTGTTACTCCAGATGATTGGGAGAAGATGAGAGAACATATTCAGTTCGATTATCTTTATGACAATCATTTTGCAGAACTAAAAGATCATGAGTTAATGTCTGAAAGACTTAATATCATGGTTGCTATTGAACCATACATCGGTACATACTATTCAAGAGATCATGTCAAGCGTAAGATATTGCGTCAGACTGATGAAGAGATTGAAGAAATGAGGCAAGAGATGGAAGAGGAAAATGCCAGTGGATATGGTGTTCCTCTAGAAACTCAGGGTGCGATGTTAGATGGAAGAATAGAAGCAGAAAAAGAAGCAGCGAAAACTTTAGGCAAAGTTCCAACTGAGCCAGCTTTAGATGGTGCTAAGAATGGAGGTTCTGCAAAGGCTCCTGAAATAAATATCAAGAAAGCCAAGATATAAATAACTCCAAGTGTTTATCTAAACTATGGAACCTGCTGAATTAATTGATATGATGGCAAGTGATGCTCCTTCATCGGAAGTATCGGATGCTATTAAAAATTTACTTTATGTAAAATCAGCCGAAAAAGTTGATTCGTTATCTCCACAAGTTGCTGCTGGACTATTCGGTGAACCTGAAGAAGGTGATCCTTTACCAGAAGTAGGTGATGGAAATGAACCAGAAGTAAACGCTGAAGTTGAAACCCAAGATCAAGTACAACAGGAAGAAGAATGAGCTGTCAACCACTGTCACTAGTCACTGATCATGGTGAGTTGTCTAGTGCTAATGCAACATCTGCAGTCACTGGAGCAAAAACCATTAAGACTGGAATAGTGTATGTTGTATGTTCAGACGATAAAGCTGCTGGTCATATTGCCGTATGTAATACAGCAAACCAAGCAGGTGTAGGATCTTTTCATATCGCTAAAGGAGAGGATTTCCTTTATCGTTATGGTCACCCTGTCAACGCAACTGTTACTGCTGCTTCTAAAGCTACCAGTGCAGTTCTCACAGTAAATCATCCTGATACTAAAATTCAAGTAGGTGACTACATCACTATGAGTGGTGCAGCAGTCGGTGCTTGGAATACTTTGATTGCACATGTTCCAGTTACTGCGGTATCTGATGCTCAACAGTGGAACGGTTATACAAAGACAATTACTGTCACTGCTAACAGTTCTGCATTAGCAGACTTTACTGGTACTGCAACTATATCAAAGTCAGTGATCTTTAGACTTGCACCTGAAACTGCTTCAGGATGCACATTGCACTTACACGAGGTAGGCATAGGATGAAGTTAATTTCAGAAGAAATCGAATCAGTAGATATTCTTACCGAAGAAAAAGACGGCAAGAAAACTCTCTATATCAACGGACCATTTTTACAAGCCGAGGTAGTCAATCGCAATAAGCGTTGTTATCCCATTGGCACAATGATAAAAGAGGTAAAGAGATATAATGATGAGTTCGTTTCTAAAGGAAGAGCTCTTGGAGAGTTGGGTCACCCCGACGGTCCACAGATCAACCTAGATCGTGTATCACATAAGATTGTTTCTCTTTCTCAAGAGGGTAATAATTTTATGGGTAAAGCACAGATCCTAAAAACACCTATGGGTAAGATTGCAGAATCTTTACTTGCTGATGGTGTAAAACTAGGTGTTTCATCTAGAGGTATGGGATCTATCAGTCAGATTGAAGGAGTCAATTATGTTGGCGAAGATTTCATGCTGGCAACTGCTGCTGATATAGTAGCAGATCCTTCAGCACCCGATGCATTTGTAGACGGTGTAATGGAAGGCAAAGAATGGGTATGGGAAGGTGCAGTTCTTCGTGAGAAGAAATTAACCACCATCAAGAAGAGTATAAATACCCTCGTAGATCAGAAGAGATTAGACGAACACAAGCTTGCTTTGTTCCAAAACTTCTTAGCGGATCTATAAACTATAAATAATAACAGAAAATTCCTATAGGAACTACGGATTGTAACTAACATGGCTGCGAAAAAACCACTACATGAGATGGAGAACCAGGTTACTAAGGGTGCAGCTAAAGCTGAACCACAGGCCAAAACTCCAAATTATGTACCCGATAATGCCCCAATAGAAGATTTGGGCGGACCTACACCTACTAATAGTAAACCAACTGACGACAGTAACAAGTTGAAAACACCTGGTGCTGCATTTGCTCAGACTGGTGATGTTCAAACTAAAGGTAGTGCTGGTCAAATTACATTACCTGGACCTGGTGCTTTGACAAGTACTGGATATGGTAAGGGTGCTAACGAAGAAGTAGCAGCTGATGAGTCACAAGAAGTAGTTGCTGAAGAACCAGCTACCGAAGAGGAGGTAGTGGCAGAAGTTCAAGAACTAGAGATTAACGTTGACGACGATGTAAAAGCATTGTTGGAAGGCGAAGAACTATCTGCTGATTTCCAAGCAAAGACAAAAACAATCTTCGAGGCTGCAGTAAAGTCTAAGATTGCTACTGTCAAAGAGAATCTAGAAGCTCAGTACGAGAGCAAGTTAACTGAAGAGGTTACTGCAATTCGTACAGGGTTGACTGAACGTGTTGATTCCTATCTAGAGTACGTTTCAAACGAATGGATCAACGAAAATGCGTTACAAGTCGAATCAGGAATCAGAGGGGAACTCTCTGAATCCTTTATGACTGGCCTCAAAGGTCTTTTTGAAGAACATTATGTTAACATCCC